CATATTTAAGCGAGTGCGTATGTGCTCCAGCAGACCCCGTACTGGCAGTATGAGTATGTGCTCCTCCACTGACTGCTGTACCTGATACAGTATGAGTATGTGCTCCTCCGCTGGCTGCTGTACCTGATACAGTATGAGTGTGATTAGGCGTCGTATGAGTATGAGACACCGCTATAGCATTATTAGACCCTATTCTTGCTCCGGGAGCACCGTTGAACGGTGCTGTGGTGCCTATAGATCCTAATAAAGTACCTTCCGCAAACCTAGTCCATGTAGTTCCAGGCCATAAAGTGGAAGGGTTTGTTGTCGTCATCGTCAAATGTATACAATCTACCGGAAACGGACAATTATTCTTATTATTATCAATGTTTCCAACAATGACTCCTGTGGTGTTACTGGTAGCTTCAATCATGTCTCCCGGTTTCGCTGTTTTATCTAATATTTGCAGAGCACTATTAGAAGTATTAACAACTAAATCTCCTACGAACATGTTATTTATTTGTTTTATGGACGATAATGAATTATTATCCCAACCATACATTTGTTGTCCTTTAGGTGTAAATGGCATAACCTTCCTCCTAAGCTGTTCTTCTCCACATATGAACAGGCGTTGATGTATACGCAAAACTAGATGCTATTCCGGCTAAATTTGCATTAGGTGCCGGTTGGCTCAGTAAATCCTCTTCCGCAAACCAATCCCACTTAGTTCCAGGCCATAAAGTGGAGGGGTTTGTTGTGTCTAGGGATGTGTATACACCTTTTACTGGAAACGGACATATCGTTTTAAGTGCTTCTATAATCACATCGTTTTGTAATATCTTCTCTGCGAAATTTGAATCGTTAACTAATTCGGTTTTCAAACGTTCTGAACTTTCCGCACTCATGTTATACTGAGAATATGCAATGTTGTTGGTGTTTTTTATAGCCGTAATTTCGGTATTGTTCGCTTCATAAATTGCTAGTATTAAATCTGTTTCATCGTCTACCTTTTCTGTCCATGTAATGCTTATTTTTCGCTCAGTATCGACGTCGATTCTCGCCACAATGTATCCGTTTAAAATGGTTGAACCTGTCGGTAATTGTGTTTGAATAGAAAGTTTAGAATCTGTAATGTATCCAGCTCCATTCACAAAACACGCTCCTATAGAAACATTCACTTTCGACTTGTCGATTGTGTCTATCGAACACAATAACGATTCCGTAGATGGAATATCGTATGGAACAAAAGACAATCGACCATTACCTAAAATGTTACCTAAAAATTCTCTAAAATCAGATGAACCATATTTTCTATCTCCGTCATCACTAGTAAAAGGAAAAGATCGTTCTGCCATATTAACACCTCTTTCTTAAAAAAATGTAATTGATCGACGCGTCGACCCGTTTATAATTTCGGTTTTCAATTCGTTAATTATTTTTGATTGCAAAAGACCATCATTCACAGCCATCGACGATACGTAAATCGTATCTCCAGTCTTTACTTTTCTGAATAATGCTTCAGAGACCGTATAGTCCGACTCTTGTTTCTTTTCATTAACTAGTTGTTTTGCTGCGGAAGTTAGCATTTCATAATATTTAGCATTTGAAATATAACCTTCATTAGACCCTAAAGACTCTTCGCTGGAAAATGCTTCAAATCTATCAATTCCAATCTCTCCGGCATCATAAGTTGCAATCTTTTGTCTGACACCTTCGCCTTCACCCGCAACTATAATGGAATTTCTAATAATCGTATAATCCGTGTGTACATAATTGAGCTTTGTGTATCGACTAAGCTCTGATAGTATTACGTCCTCTCTATCGTCTGGTAATCTAAATTGCAATTTTACAACACCTAATCCTGTCGTAAGAGCATCACAACAGAATTTGTGGGCTGACATTAGTTGAACTATGTACTCCCAATGGTTTATTTCAGACATTTGATGTGCTTCTTTATAGGCTAGGGTACCTACTATATTAACTTCATTATCGAATTGGATAAAACGTCGTTCTAAACTTCCATTTTGAAGTCTTTCGACTATGTCTCCCGACACCTCTAGTGGCGAAAGATTATCCCATGTCAATTCTTTGTTTCCATCGTTCCTTTGCTCCAGAACCCGTTCTATTCCCGATAATTGAAATGTTACTTTCGAGAAATTTGCGGTATTATCTAAAGAAATGTGATCGATGCTCATAATTCTATTTAAACCACCGCCAAATACCAATAGAACCCTAGCCCTTTGCATGGTATTGTTTTGCCTTCGATCTCTGATGGTTAATGAAAACTCGCCAATTGCATGACTATATGCTCTTTCAACAATAAACAAATTAGCGGCATGTTTTATGGTTTTCAAAGGATTGTTTTCGCTATCTAACAATATAACGCTTACCATTATGGCTCACCTCCCCTTATCCCAATATTCCACAATCAGGTCAACTTTCGATTTTCCCAAATTCCGATATGTCATATCTACGCGTATTAAATTGTCGCCTAAGCTTAGCATTGGTATTGTGGAAACAGAAAAGTCAACATTTAACAACAAGTTAATCAATGCGCCATTTCTATTAAGTATAAAGGTAGGTTCATCAGCTTCTGTATCAAGGATTATTTGATCGGGGGTATCGAATTCAGAATCTATCTTAAACACTTCATTGGTTGTTAAATTGGTGATTTTTATACTATCGATAGGTTCTAGCGGATTGATTGTATAAATCAGACCCGCCGATTTACCTGTATCATTGTTTAAATTTTCGATAAAATTATCATCGACGCGTTTAGAAAATTCTGTCGATGGTTCTGGAGCGACGAATTCGTGTTCGAATTCAAACAGTCGTTCGTCGCCATTAAATATTATTTTTCTTCGTACAGCTATGTAATCTTTGAACTCTCCAACATAAGAGCAAGCCACCTCAAACCCTATATATTCTCCTTGGTTTGATATGTGGGAAGCCATAATTGCATCCACAACAAAGGTGTTGGGGAAATTATTAATGTTTCTAGTAAATATAAATTCTTTTCCGACTTGATCGAAAAAGTTTTTTAAATCCACCAGCATTTTCGAAGCGTTTTCACCCCATGTAGTAATACGAAATTTCAGTGTGAAACTCACTTGATTCGGAACAGATGCATTTAGTGAATACGAACGAGTATCTTCGTTGTAAATGTATTCGTTATTAAAAGATTTATCGTCAATATTATCTTCCCCGATGCATATTATTCCGCTCTTTTCCACTACTAAGGAATTCATAACAGTTGTACCGTCGTTTATAATCCAGCCTCTTAATGGTTTATCAATGTTCAAATTCATAACCTCCTTGTTCCAAATCTGGAAGCGTTATACACTTCTTGTGGCGTTGCTACTCTATCATAGAAGTTGTTATTTACTGTCGTGCTTTCGTAGTTATTTTGGTTTTCATGTTTGACTTCTGATGAGGTTGCGGTTGGAATGTTTTGCGATGCTTTTCTCGCTTTCTCCAATTCTATATTGGCTATTTTGTTTAACGTTTCTAGGTCTCTTTTCGTTGCATCCAAATCCACAATAGGTGTGAATACTGGCTCGTAATCAAAATCTCCATCTAATATTGACCCCATCGTAGAATACATATCTTCTGCCAAATCTCTAGCCGTTTTCTTAATCGCGTCTTCCGTACTTTGTAATCCTTCGATAAGGCCTTTACCAACGAATACCGCTAGTTTTTTCATAACTACCGACGGTGATTTTATACCCATAGCGCGTTTAAAAGATGCTGCTAATTTATTCGCTAAATCATTCATGGTTCTCTCTAGTGTAACCATTTGTGATTCTAGACCCTTAACTATTCCCTCTGCCGATTGAACCCCTGCTAAATAAAACTTGTCCGCCAACGTTCCTCCCAATCTATCACCAGCATCCTCAATATTTTTCATTGAATCATTAATGGTTTTAATAGTTGCAGCGTCCGCACCATCCAACAAATATTGAGCTGTCGCAGAGCCTGACTCTACTCCTTGGGAAATGATGTCGTCTATCGCTTTTTGACTTAGACCCATGTCGGCTAACTTCTTAATGTTTTCTTCAAATTTCAAAGATTCTTCGAGAGTGTCTTGTAATCCTTCTAGATATTGTTTGGCTGTTCTGGCATTGTTGACGGCTGTTAAGGATGCTGCCGAAACGAATGTTTGTTTGATGCTGTCCTTATAACTGTTCATTTCTTCTCGAGCTTTTGCCGCTGTTTCTCTCGCCTCGTCGATTTCGGCTGTTAACAATTTGTGTCTCTCCGCAGCCTTATCGAGTTCTTTTTCCAAAGGAACTATTGTGTTTTTCGTATAAGCTTCTAGTTTCTTTTTAGCCTGCGCTACTCGTTTCACTTCTTTTGCCGCTGCTTCTTTTTCTTTTTTTGCTTTTTTCACAGCGGTGTCGGCGGCCTTTTTATCAGCTTTGTCTTGTTTCTTAGCTAGCGCTATGTCCGCCTTTAGTGCTTTTCTTTCGGCTTTTAATGAATTCTTTGCTTGTTGTTTATCAAAAACATCAAGTTTTTTTTGTGCTTTCTTAACTTTAATGTCTTGTGCTTTCTCAAAAGCATCAAGTTTCTTTTGTGCTGCCTGTTTGGCTTGCGATCCGTTTTTAGCATCGTTTACGGCTTTTTGTAACTCTTTTCGTTTCTTCCTCGTCGCCGCGTTATCTTCAGCTTTATCAACCGCTTTTTGTAACCTTTCTCGTTTCTTAGTAATCTTTTGTTCTTCTTCCCATTGTTTTAAATTCGATCGTGCTTCTTTTTCGGTGTTGTTGGTTGTCTTATTGTTTCCTTTTTGGTTTTTTATCAGCGCTTTTTGAGCCGCCACTGCTTCTTTATAAGCTTCGGCAGTAGTTTCTTTTAAAGACTCAGCCTCTTCCACTACGGCTTTCATAGAATCGATCATGGTGTTGTTTATTTCTATCATTGAATCCATCAACGTCGTCGGTATCGTTTCTCCATAAGCTTCCGCGAGGACATTCATAACATCTTTAGTCACTTTTTTTATGGTATTAACTGGTAGAGATGATCCTGCCAATATGCCTTTTTCAAGTCCTTGCATCAGTTGATAACCCATTAAAGCTGTGACTCTTGATGGCGATTTGATTTTAGCTTCGTCCTTACCTGCTTGGACCATCGATCCTATGGCATTTTTAAAAGATGATATTAATCCACCTAAACCCCGAGCAATCCCGGTAATAATTCCATCTATTAAGGCCGATGCTATATTGAGACCTGCCGCCATTATTTCAGGGGTGTTTTTCCGTATAGCGTCCGCCAAACCATTCATAAAAATTATCAACATGTCAAAAGCACCTTGAATAATACTCGCAGATGCTTCGCCTAAACCTTTAAGAAATTCGGCTATTAATTCTCCTGCCACCGTAATGACATCTTTAATGTTGTTTCGAATGCCTGTCAAAAATCCTACTATTATTTTCAGACCAGCATCGGTTAATTCCGGTACAAAACTAACAGCGGATTGAAGGAGCATTCCTAACAATGTTGTGAATGATGCTATAATTGACGGCGCGTGTTCGACAACAGCTTTCAATAAATCGTCTAATCCTGATATAAACGCTTTTACAAATTTCGGAATATTGACCGCCATTAATTTAATAAGACCATCTAGCAATGCTCCGATCGCGTTCATGATCTTAGGCATTGAAGCTAGAATAGCCACGCTAAATGATGTAATACCTTCTACCAATGCTACCGCCAATATAGGTATGAGGCTTAAAAGACCTACTCCCAAGGCAGTCAAGACCGCCGGAATTGACCCGGCAATACCAACCAACATCGTTAATCCAACCGCAAATAATGATACAGCCGCTGCGCACGCTAACACACCAACGCCTAATAACACTATCGCGGCGCCCAATCCTATTAAAACTGGAACTAATGGGGTTAGTAATAATCCAGCCACTCCAATAATAGTAAAAGTCGCAGCTAACATTAATAATCCTTTACCTATTTGACCCCATGACATGTTTCCTAACGTTAATAATAGTGGCACAAATATAGCCAGTGCCGCCGATATTATTAATAATGCTGCCGCTCCTGGTAAAGCTCCTTGCATTAACATCATTGCTCCTACGATTATGAATAATGAACTTGCTAAAGTTATTAAACCTTTAGCTAATTCTTCCCAGGTCATACCTCCCATATTCTGTATAGCGTTGGACATGATTAATAATGCTGACGCAAGAATAACCATACCTACGGATTTTGCCATCATGTCTTTGGGTAATAAATTCATAGCTGCCACCATCACAAGAAGCGACATTGCTATACCTTGTAATCCTTTAACTAAAACTGGTGTATCTAGTTTACCAAACGATTGAACCGCTTTAGACATAACCAGTAATGCCGCCGACATAGTCACTAGTCCGACGGCTGAAACTCCAAAACTCTTAGGCATTAAATTAGCTGCTGCTACTAATAATCCGATTGCTATAGCAACACCTATTAAACCTTGAAACATTGCTTTCATATCCATATTACCAAAAGAGTTAACTGCTTTAGAAAGCACCAGTAACGCCCCGGACATGATAGCTAAACTTGCGGCAACTTTACTAAAACCTTTGATGTTTTGTAATTTTTGACCGGCAACAACAAATAAACCTATAGCTAGAGCAATGCCTCCTAGCGCTTTCACAAGCGACGTAAATGGTATTTCGGAAATATTTTTGAGAGCAACGGATAGTATTACTAGGGCAACCGATAATATAACCATAGAAGCTGTTAGTTGCGCCATCCCCTTCATATTACCTTTTGAAGAAGTTTCGAATAATTTCATAGCAACGAATAATTCTGCTAACAAAGCGCCAATAGCGGCTAATGATGCAACTAATTTTTGACCGTCGATTCCGGACAATATTAACAATGATACCGCCAATATACCTATTGCTGCTGCTAGCTTTAGAATAACGTTAGCTTTTAAATTTTGTTGATAGGCTTCTAAACATCCTCTGACTCCATCAAGAATGCTTTTTATAGAAACAACCATCCCATCCAATTTCCCAACAAAACCATCAAAACTTTTCATGAGTTTTTTCAATCCAATAAGTAGTCCTGCTAAAAGTCCGCCGTTCAAAAGACTCAGCCCGTCACCAGCGGTAAATCCACTCACAAATTCGCCTATAGCTTCGCCTATCCATTTCAGAACTTTCTTAATGATAGAACCCGCTTTTTGTATCATATCGCCTGCAAAACGTAAACCGTCAGCAATTTTACTAATTATTTTTTCTAAAATACTAGTTTTTTCGCCAAATTCTTCGATACCATCGGTCTTTCTAAAACCATCAACGAAATTCTTAATCGCGCTAATAGAACCGGTCGTCACATCTTTTAACACTGCTATAACATCACATGCAAATTTCAAAGCAGCCCCGAACAAATCAGTTTTATCTGCCGCATTCTTCAAAGTCGTAAAGAAATCTCCAATTTTAGCGGCTATATCTAATAAAATTTCTCCCAATGGAGCTGTTGCCGAAGCAGACTCTGAAAACACACCAATTAAAAGACCTATGCCATCTTTTACCAGACTTATTACGGAAAAGATTCCTTCAAATACGCGCCTTAACTTATCACCACTTTCAGAACTTAGTGAAATCTTCTGAATTAGATCTGTAAAGTTATTTATTATGGACGCTATTTGTTCCGTAGATGTAGAAGGAAATATATTATGAAACGCTTCTTTTATTATCCTTAGAATATTTGTTGCCTGAGTTATAATGTGCGAAATCATAGATATAACACCTGGTAGTGTTCCACCAAGAACGTGCCCAATAGCTGTCGAAATGTCAGATATAAATATTCCGACTTTACCTGCCACGGAAAGTAAAAATTCCATAATATTCGTCAATGTAGAGACGTCAAAATCATTAATTTTATCGGTCGCCCACGATGCTATCGAGTCTATGAAACCGTTTATCAATTCTATGACTGGTCCGAGTGCTTTATGTACCTCGTTAATTTTAGGTCTTAATGCGTTGAAAACTCCAATTAAACTAGCCATTCCTGATGCTGCTACATCAGCACCTATACGTCCAAGTGCTGATTTAACATTTGCAAGTGAACCCGTGAATGTTTCATTTGCCGCTGTAGCATGTTCTCCAAACGCACTATCCATGGCATCGGCAAATGTTTGGAAATCCATTTTACCTTGCGTAACCATTTCTCTAACTTCTTTTTCAGTTTTACCAATTTCGTTAGCTATAGTTGCCGCAGCGTTTATACCTCTAGAAGACAGTCTTAATAGGTCGTCTCCCATAACGCGCCCTTGTCCTGCCACTTTGGTAAAGACGTTACCGATATCTTCGTACGAGGATCCGGCCATGGCAGCTACACCCGATATAGCTCGCAAAGAGTTTCTCATTTCTTCGCCAGCACGCATACCCGATGCTCCCAATTGAGATGCTACTTTTGCTGCCGCATCCAACGAATATGACGTACCATCTACGGCATAACTAGCGTCAGCCATAGTTGCTTCAACATCCATGCCAAGGCCTTTGAATTGAAATTTAGCTTGCTCAATGTTTAAGGCTCTTCGTTTACCGCCTTCAATCATCGGACCAGTTATAGCGTTCAGAATACTTTTTCCGGTATTTATAGCAGAATTAGTAAGATTCTGCATAATCGTAAATCCAATCGCACCCATAGCAGAAAATCTAGCAGATAGTGTTTCTAAACCACTAGTCATACCATTAAAAGATGAAGAATTTGCGTTCTTTTCAATACTTTTATTAAGACTCTCTATGGTTTTCATAGACTCTTTAGTATTTTTTTCAAATTGCTGATTATTAAATTGAAGCGATACTACTCTTTCGTCTACCATTTTACTCATAGCCTTTGCACCTCTTTCCACGCTTCTTCGGCTA